GCCCTGTCATAAGACCGGGTTATATTTGTGTATAAACAAGTTATAAATGTCAAAGATTCCATCGTATAGAACGATCACTACTACAACCGGAGATACAATTCACTTAGTAGAAATACCCGGAGAAAACGCAAAACCCCATTCAATTAACGGTGCCGCATGGAAATACGCGGACGGCAAAGAAGAGTACTATATCTACGGTCTAAAATACCAATCCGCTAGTACTTGGGAAAAGAGCGTGGCCAATTACAAGAAGAGTAAAAGGGTATCGAAAGAAGATTAATAGCATTCGCATATTTATAATAAATAATTTTTTATGAAAAAAACCATAATTACCGTAATCGTGGCAGCAACAGCTACATTTTTGGTATTTAACTTTTTTGGATCGGGTAAGCGCTTTAACACAAAAGCTTACGAGAACAAAATCGATTCTTTAGCGTCAGAAATCAAGGGCATAGAAAAGCAAAACGACAGCTTAGAGTCAACAATTGCAGTAGTTGAGAACCAAAATTTAGCGTTGAGCAATACTGCTAATTTTTTATCAGCAAAGATTCAAAACTTAAAAGAAGACAACTCAAAGTTAAAAGCGGTTGCAACTTACCATCCTCAACAAGTGGACAGTTTCTTCGTTGACAGATATAAAGAGCAATACAAAACTCCAACCAAAGACACTACTCATTTACCAATTCCAGTAGCCAAAGCTGTTGTAGTTGATTTGCTTGATTTCGATAGAACAAAAAACATCGTATTGAATCAAGACAGCTTAATTACCAACTTACAAACTACTGTGGGTAACAAGGACAAAATCATCGTGACTTTAAGAACTAAAGAAGACAACTATCAGTCTATTATCTCCAAGCAAGTTCAACAACAAGAAAATTACAAAACAATCGTTGAAGGTTTAAAGGGAGATTTGAAGAAGCAAGACTTTAGAATGAAGATGAATAAGATCGAAAAGTTTGCTATGGGCGCAGCTATCATTGGTCTTGCTGTAACACACAAATAATATGGCAGCCGAAGGCATAAACATACAGGAAAGAATAAAAGAAGAGTACATTAAGTGCGCCTCTGATCCTGTGTATTTCATGAAGAAGTACTACATGATCCAACACCCGCAAAGAGGTAGACAAATGTTCGATCTTTATCCGTTCCAAGAAAAGGTCTTAAAACTGTTTCAAAAACACTCCGACTCGGTTATCAACAAATCAAGACAGTTGGGGATTTCTACTCTAGTATCCGCTTACTCTTTGTGGTTGATGATGTTCCAACGAGACAAGAACGTACTTGTAATCGCGACAAAGCAGGACACTGCCAAGAACATGGTTACAAAAGTACGATTCGCTTACGATAACTTGCCGGATTGGATGCGCAAGATTGCTAAATCGGTGTCTAACAATCAACTTAGTCTTAGGTTGAGCAACGGTTCTCAAATCAAAGCTGTATCCGCAGCAGGTGACGCAGGTCGTTCTGAAGCCGTGACTCTGTTAGTAATAGATGAGGCCGCGTTCATTGATAACATCGAAACAATTTATACAGCCGCTAAGATGACCTTGGCAACCGGGGGAGGTTGTATAGCATTATCGACTCCAAACGGTGTTGGTAACTGGTTTCACAACACTTATACCAAGGCACAAAAGCAAGAGAACGGCTTTTTACCCATATCTTTACCTTGGACAGTTCACCCTGAAAGGGACATCGAGTGGAGAAAGCAACAGGACATAGATCTTGGTGTGAGAATGGCCGCACAAGAGTGCGATTGCGACTTTGCTACATCGGGTAATACTGTAATTGAGCCCGATATTTTGAACTGGTACGCAGAGAACGCCATCAAAGAGCCACTTAATAGAGAGGGACTCGATAGAGCTCTATGGGTGTGGGAATATCCCGATCCGATGAGATACTATATGGTGGTTGCTGACGTTGCCAGAGGAGACGGAATGGACTACTCCACTTATCATGTGATTGACGTGGATACATTGACCCAAGTAGCCGAGTACAAGGCTCAAATAGACACAAGATTCTTTGCGAACGAGCTAATTGCCATTGCCACCAAATACAATAGAGCCTTACTGGTGATAGAAAACGCCAATATTGGATGGGACGTTATCCAATCCGTACTAGAGAGTGGATACAATAACATGCACTACAGTCACAGAGCTGATAATAGTGCTGATTTCCAGACTTATTTGACCGTGCATAATGGTAACAATACCCTGGTTCCTGGCTTCACCATGGCGACCAAAATAAGATTGAACGTTATCGAAAAGATGCGCGATTTCATTGAGAACAAACAAGTAACCTTCAGATCCATAAGACTATTGGACGAGTTGAGAGTATTTATATGGAAGAACGGTAAACAACAGGCCATGCAGGGATACAACGATGACCTAGTGATGGCCTTTGCGATAGCAATGTTCTTGAGAGAAACTTCGGTAAGATACAAAAAGGCCGCAGATAGTTTAACCGTATCTGTTATGAACAATATAGGTAAGAGTTCGGCTGAGCAGGGATTCTACAATTCTAATGTGTCTAACGCACAGAATCCGTGGTCGATGAACGTACCTGCGCCGGGAGGAGATTACACACAAGATCTAACCTGGTTATTAGGATAGATTAAAAAAATATTATGGCAGAAGCACAAGTACAAAAAGACAATCTATTCGCATCGCTTAGGAGACTATTCTCTACCGATGTGATCATAAGAAACACAGGAACTAAAGGAGGTGGTATCCAAGTAATGGACACGGACAACATTCAGACTACTGGTGTTATCCAAACCAACTCTTTAATCGATAGATTCCACAAAGTATACACTACCTCTACTGCTTACGGTGTTAACTTGAATCTGGCGCAAAACTATCAATCTGCGCGTGTACAAATTTACGCCGACTACGATGCCATGGACACAGACGCTATTATTTCGTCTGCTTTGGACATTATTGCCGACGAGTGTACTTTAAAGGACGAAAGCGGTATACTATTACACATTACTTCTGCGGACGAAAACATCCAAAACTTACTTGAGCAACTATTTTACTCCATTTTAAACATCGAATTCAACCTTTGGGGATGGGTAAGAAACATGTGTAAGTACGGCGACTTCTATTTGAAGATGGAGATATCCGAGAACTTCGGTATCTACAACGTTGTTCCATTTTCTGCTTACAATATCGTTAGACAGGAAGGTTTTAATCCGCACAATCCAAACGAGGTAAGATTCAAATTCGATCCTAACGCAGCTTTAGGTTCTACGACCGGTTACACATCGGCTTACAACAACCAAGACCCAGGAATTTGGTTCGATAACTACGAAATGGCTCACTTTAGATTTACCGGAGACGTTAACTACTTACCTTACGGAAAGTCTTACTTGGAAAACGCAAGAAAGCTATTCAAACAATACACTTTGATCGAGGACGCTATGCTTATTCACAGAATCGTAAGGGCTCCGGACAAAAGAGCGTACTACGTTAACGTTGGTGCTATTCCTCCTGCTGAAGTTGAGAACTACGTTCAAAGAATGATGAATAAGATGAAGAAGACTCCATTAGTGGACCCTTCTACTGGTCAATACAACATGATGTACAACGTACAAAACATGCTAGAGGACTACTTTATTCCATTCAGAGGTAACGGAGACACTACGAGAATCGATACAATACCTGGTTTGACTTACAACGGTATCGAAGACGTACAATACTTCAGAGAAAAAGTATTCGCAGCGTTAAAGATTCCTAAAGCATTCATGGGATACGAAAAGGACTTAACCGGTAAAGCAACTTTAGCCGCTGAAGATATTCGTTTTGCTAGAACGATCGAAAGAATCCAAAGAATTATAGTGTCAGAGCTTAAGAAGATTGCATTAGTACACTTGTACGCCAATGGATACGAAGACGAATCTGTGGCAAACTTCCAATTAGCATTGACCGGACCTTCAATCATATACGAGCAAGAAAGATTGTCTATGTTGAAAGAGAAAGTCGACTTACTTAATCAAGCTTCAGAAGCAGCTAGCTTACCAAGAGACTATATCTGGAAGAACGTATTCCATATCTCTGAAGACGAGTATAGTGAAATGGAAGACATGATCATCGAGGACCAAAAACGCAAGTTTAGATACAAACAAATTCAAGAGGAAGGAAACGATCCTGTAGAAACAGGCCAAGCATTCGGTACGCCTCACCAATTGGCTAGTTTGTACGGCGGTAAACAAGACGGCAGTCTAGACGTACCTTCAGGATACGATGAGTTGGATCCAAACAGACCTACTAAAGTTCCTGGAAGACCTCAGAAGTACAAATCTACTTACGCTACCGACGATTCTCCATTTGGCCGCGATAGATTGGGCGCTTACGATCTTAAGTCAAACGCAGAGACCGGAGAGGACAGCTTTAAGCCTAAATTTAAGGGTGGACCGTTGAATTTAGAGAACACGACTAGCACAAAAGCCTTATTTGCCCAATACCAAAAGGACCTAAAGAAAATGTTCCCCAAAAGGAAGACAACGTTGTTTGAATCCACTACCTTGGACGAAAGTAACATTATAGAAGACTTAGAAAAATAATAACATATTT